TGACCCCATGGACGTACGTTCCGCTGCTACTCGGCGCAGCGGGATACATGTTCATTCAAGCACACGGGGCGGTAGCGGTTAAACGTGTACCTGTCCACATTCATGGCCCGCGGGTCCTTGACTACTTCATACCTATGAGAAAGTTTAGAGGACTGTCGGCCGTAGTGTGGGCGTATATACTGGAACCCTACCGCGTCAAGCGCCTGACTCCAGAGAGCACACAAGTAGGTGATCATACCTACGATTCATTACGCACAATCGACCCGATCACGGGCGACGTGATGACAAGTGTGTCACTCAGAGGCAACACATCGTACCACGTATACAGCGACTCACAGATCGCATACGTCACGACACTGCTCCAAGAAGCCAAGCACTTCCCATCGGCCCAGACCATCGCCGGTGAGTGGAAAGCAATGGCACAACTTGGACTCAAAGTGTACGATACAACAGTACCTGCAGCAGACGTATTGCGTCAACTGCTGCGGGTCAAGACCAACTGGAAGCGACCGTCTGGAATATTCACGTTCTGCCCCGCGCCATTGCAATGGTACGAGGTGCACGTCGATGATGTCCACCCATATGCAGACGATCCACCACCAACGATGTACAGCATGATGCCACCAATAGTCCAGCAAACCTATTCGGCGGCAAACACCCCAGCCAACCATCGTGCGGCCTTGAAAATGCGAGTGACCGACAAGCAGAACACTGTCGAGCCATCAGCATATTACTACAGACATCTGACCAAATTCATTGAGTTTCTCCTCCCGCAACCGGGGTGTGCAGTTCCAGTGGATGATGATGACGTGTACGACGCTCAGGCGCGTCCCACCCAACGGCACATACTTGAAGAGTACGCTGCTACAACGCCTCCGCGAGAGCCTTCTGTGCTTCGCGGATTCCTGAAGAGGGAGCCGTATCCAAAAGGCAAACCACCGCGACTCATCGTCAACATGAACCCAGCGTCCAAGCTGCGTTCGTCGAAGCTGTGTCGCGGACTCATGAATTGCCTAAAGAACCACGGCAATATGGACTGGTATTCGCCAGGTCATACTCCAGTCCAGGTGGCAAAAGCAGTGGCCCAAGTCATGCGAGGACTCAGTACGGTCAACGAAGTTGACTTCACCAAGCAGGATGCAACGATGAACTCCTTTCACAGGACAATATTGAAGCGTGTACTGCTTCGGGCGTACCCACCCGAGTACCATGAACAGATATTAGAGGATATCTGCTCAGCCGTGGGCAACAAAATCAGACTGGGCCGTGAAACCACGGACCAGCACAGCAGCAACGCATCAGGAAATGCGTTCACGACGATATTTAACTCACTGGCGGCAAAGTTTACAGACTACATGTCACACATCTTGGATGGAGCGAGCGCTGAAGAAGCGTTCTTCGCACCATCACAAATCTGTGGAGATGATGGAGTAAACACTGCCACTGCCGCGAGTTACTTGGCGGCGTCAAAGGCTACTGGCCTGATCGCCAAGGTGCGGGTAGTAAAGAGAGACGCAGACTACCCGCACTGCTCAGTCGCGTATTTGGCACGCTACTACTCCCGTGAAGCGTTCTACGGGGTGCCAGATAGTATTGCTGACGTGCCGCGCCTGTTGGGGGCGCTGCCGACAACTACTGCGAATGTGTTGCAGATGACAGACGTGCAGATAAACAAGAGGCTAGCAATGAAGTTGTATAGTCTACGTCTGCACGACAACAACACGTACCTACTTGGACCACTGCTAAATAAGCTAATGTGTCGTCCAGAAATCGCAGTGCACCTCCCAGAACTTAGTGCAAAGTTCGAGGAGGATGGGTTCACACCAGAGGAGCAGATCCAACTCCCATGGAAGGCCCGCCAAATCATTGGCCATGGAGTCGAAGCAGCGTACCCGAACAAGCCAGACGGTTGGGACCAAACAATGGTCGAAAACTGGTTTAAGGACGCTGACCTTGGTTCAATGTGTGAGTGGCTCAGCACAGACACTCACAGCTACGCACCCCAGATCCGGGAGCGTATCGAAGAAGCAGAGGAGGAGGAAGTTACTGGTATACTGCTGTTGGCAGCACCAGGCAGCGGGAAGAGCTATAGTTCACGCATCTACGGTTGGAGGGACGCAGATGATGAGATGGACTTTCCAGACGGTAGCTGGTGGGAGGACACCACGCTGTCAAAGCTCGTGTACAACGAGTGGTCGCGTAGACTTGACCAATGTGGGGCAAAGGTCATCACCGGTGCGGTGTCTGTAAAGATGGCACTGGCCATGTCCGCAGACCGTGAGGTCATACTCGTACACATCCCGCGTGAGAATCACGAAAAACAACTGGCTGGCCGGACCAAGAAATATCCGAACCGCGCACACATTAACTGGGACCAGGCTAATGGAGCGGCGAACGATTATTTGGAGGCAGCGCTAGCAAATGGTTGGAGAGTCTATGACTCATTCGTGGACGCACAGGCAGGCATTTTCGGAGTGCAGCCAGTGATACACACAGAAGGGGACGTCCCTATCTTCCCAGTCAGGCAAGCACCGCCTGATCACCCATCGCGGGACCCACCTCAGGACGACGTGGACAACACAACACCGACGCGGCCAGTTTATGAACTGGGACCAGGCGTGCAGAAGCGAGCCTTTAAGGCATACTCACGCGCCGTAGCACACATAACAAGCAAGACCAACTACTGTCGGATCACAGCTGGAGACAGTGAAGATGCATGTGGTTTATGTGTTCGCATCAAACCCAAGGGTGGCATTCAAACGCCGACCCTGCACGGTTACCCTGCCCCGGAGTAACCGGTTCCGAAATCAAAT